CTTCAAGTAGATCTTGGCTACCTTGAGTCTCTGCTTTTCATAGCTCTTAGACCCTTTGGTTTTGCGACTTAAATGCTGTTGTGCTTTCTTGAGTTTCGTTTGGCTTTTGTGAAACCATCTTGGGTTTATGATCTTTAGCCCTGATGATGCAATCAAAAGATCCTTTAACCCAAGATCAATACCAATCATACGACCGATATTGGGTTTAAGTTCCAATTCTTCTTCAACGAGAACTGAAACAAAATATTGTCCAACTTTATTCTTTGAAACTGTGATACTTTTCAAGTTTCCGGTAAATTTCCTATCAATAACAACCTTGATAGGTCGCATCTTTGGCAACTTAATTTGATGCAATTCAAGATTAATACACTTGTTGAAACTTAGAGCCTGTCCGGGAATTCTAAATGAGTCATTGGAGATGCCACGCTTCTTGAACTTAGGTCTTTTCAATTTTACCTTGCGGCCTTTGTTGAAATATTGCTTCTTAGTCTCCTCAAAGTCCATTCTCTTTTGTTGGAGACTATATGAAATCATATCCTTCAACCAGGGATTTTCTGGATCGTCTTTGAGAATCTTTTCATTCATTGGCCGATTAGGGCCATCACTGGACCAAGAATTGAAATTGGCAACCAATTGATTCCACAAAAACCGAACAGCACCAAAATTTTGGTCTAGGTAGTTGGCCTGACTTTTATTTGGATAAATTCGATATTTGTAGGATCTAAGAATCATGTTTATTGCTTTTTATTTGTTTATAAATTATTTATCACTTTTCATTTTTCTCTAATTCTTGTATTAATTTTTCAGTCTTTCTTTTACTTCGTCTTTGACCATAAATTCTAGCACTAAATGAGGTTATGACAGAGACAAAATCTTGTATAAGGTCTTCTTTTTCACCCTCAACGTTATTAATGACTTCCAGTTCCACTCCGACTCTATGTAAAAGCTTTTCGATGTAGTTAAAGCCAAATCGTGTTAGTCTATCTTTATGTTCAACGACAATTTTAGTGACATCTTCATCAAGTAAAAGCTTTTCTAACTTTGACCTTTTATCGTTTAAGCCAGACCCAAATTCTGTCACAACATGTGACACTTGATAACCCTTTGCATTGCAATATGAAATCAGTCTTTGTTTTTGCGATTCAAGATTTGATCTATTTTCTGTTGATGATACTCTAGCATAGATTGCCACATGCTGCGCTTTTGTAGAAGACTGCCCGAGTAAGCTTGCAACATCTTCATCTGAAATGTAGTTCATGGAGCCAATCTTATGAAACTTAATCTTACCCTTGTACATCCAATTCCAAAGAGTCATCTTTGTGACACCAAGTTTATCGGCAACTGTTTTTAATTTTTGCATAATTAACCTATAAATAGTTTATAATTTATTTATAGGTATTTATCACTTTGTGAATTTAGACATTATATACAATTCATCAAACTGCTCACACTCGTCATCACACACCGCGATGTTATCAATCAGATTGTCGCCAAATAGAACTAGAACACTCATAGCAGCCTGTCGGGCGCAGCAATGATAGCACTCATTATAGACATCCGTTTGCATGATGATACCCTTTGAATCATCGTCTTCACCATCATCTAGATGTAGAATTAAGACTGCATTATAGACTGTCGTATCTGATTCGTCATCGTATAGCGCATGAACATCAATTGACATGTATGATGGTTCGAGCCATCCAAAATTTTCAATGACGATCGAATCGGGCTTCTTTGACTTCTTCTTTAATTTGCTCATTATAGTTCCATAAACTCTGTGAGTTGATCTTTTGACATCATCCCCGTTGCTCGCTTAATCTCAACACCTTTTGAATCTACCATGATTAGAGTGGGAACAGCGCGAATACCAAATTCCATGAATCGCGCACGATCATCTTCGGCTGTGACATCTTCGAAACGATTGCGTGCATCCATACCAAGTTCATCGATTACTTTTGATAATTGCTTGCATGGCATGCACGCTTGACTAGAAAACTTTAAGATCTTCATTGTTTCTCCTTCAACTGTTTAATCATTCTATCACATACTTAACATCGAGTAATTCAAATTAACTAAAGAAGTCCTCTAGCGATGATGTTGGTTCGGTCGACCAACCAATTGCATCAAGAATGAGTTTCGCTGGTTCAACGAAGGACTTCTGGAATTGAAGATCGTTGTCGATATACCGATGAAGATCAAATTCAACTGGAAGGACTGTCGAGAAGCCAATGACGTTTTCACGTAGAGGATTCTGAGGCTTAAGCATAATGTACTTGATCTTGTCGCCTTCGCCGATTTCCTCATACTTATTCGTCAGACCTTTCTCCTTCAAGAGATGGTTGTATAGAATCGCTGCCCTTGAATTGATTGGAGTTCCCTTCTTGTAGATAATCTTTGAATCCATGTACTTCTTCAATTCAGACACACCCCGCGGAAATGCCTTGTCCTCAACGCGCTAGTTTGATGAATTCGCCCCGGAAGTTGTTGATGAACTTCTGCGTTTCTTCTTCCGAGCCGGATAGCAGAATTTCAAACAGCTCTTTAAACGCATTACGACATGGCATTGGCGTTGATGATTTGATCGCTTCGATGCCCATGATCTTTAGCTTTGGTGTCTTATAGCGAACACCCTCCTTGTCGAGCATATTCATCAGATAACGCTTTTTGGCAACAAACACACCGCGGCGAGCAATGACTTCTCGAGCAATCTTGATGCGAGGCTTAAATGCACTGCTATTTTCGGCCAATTGTTGAAATGCTGGAGCTAGGATGTTTGACGTAATTTCATCGCCAACTTTATCAAGAAAGTCTGTGATCTTTTCGTCGGTTTCACCATTTGGAAATACTGCATTCACAAGTTTACTCATTGTGATCATACAACTATCGGTATCCATTGCAACAACATGATCATCATTAGGCGTTTTCAGCACTTTGTTTAAGTATTCATTCACATGCTTCTCGGCCCAGCGAATAACATATTGACTTGACAGCGTAATACCTTCAGCGATCTCAAGCGCATAGTACCTAAAATGCGGCGTGCCAAGTGAGCCAAACAGCGAGTTCAACATTAGCTTGATCGCCTGTTCTTGCGAACTATAGACCAGTGAATCACGGTCCAACTCAATCGACAGTGTTTCTAATTCGAGGCGTGTTGATTCGTCCGTACATGCATCAAGTTCTTGTTTTACTTCTTCAAGGCGCTGTTGCGTTTCTTAGCATTGTTGTTTTGATTCTGACGCGCTCAGAGTAAAGCATTTCAATGATCTGAGGTAGAACGCCTTGCTTTTCTTTTGAGAAGTATTGACCATTTGCAGCCATTGCATACTCAGGCCGAGGATTCTTGAATCCATTCAAAAGCTTTTCAACTGTGACACCCGGTTCCATTTGACCCTTCAGAAGAGTTTCTGGGCTCATGTTGTACTGAACAATCAAGTTGGGGTGCATACTATTGACATCAATTGTTTCAATCCAATCATGAACACCTGTGATCGTGTCTTTGACATATGCACCCTCGAATGAAACTCGTTGCTGATGACGCATTGGGGGAATGACCACTTTATTGTGCATCAGATGGCGATGAATCAACTGATCCCAACTAGCAGTTGTTCCAAGTGTATCGTTGTAGTTAACACCAGCCTTATATGCCATTGTCATTGCAAGTGTGATGAAAGCGATCTTATCTTCCATGCGCTTGACAAGAATGGTGTCTTTGATGCAGTAGTCATTATAAAGTTGAGGATTTTCGCGATAGAGATTTGTCAGAGTGCCATATTCATCATACGACATCTTCTCTTCGCCAAGCACAACTTGAGCAATTGTGTTCAGTCGTATAATTTTCTTGTGGACCTAAACTTCATACCTAAATTTCTTAGAAGATGTACAAGTATAATCCAGTTGAGCGATACCCGAGATGTCATAGACTTGAACTTGACCCTTGAGCATATTAACAGTCTTCTGTTCAACATGACCCCAAGGAGAAATCTTATTGACATAGTCTTCACCGAGCACCCGGTTGATTCGATTCACAAGATATGGAATGTCGAATGTGCGAATATTCCAACCTGTCAGAATATCTGGGCAAGTGAACTCATTACTCCAATATGAAACAAGCTGCTTGAGTAGGCCTTCTTCGGTATCAAACTTGACATGCTGAATGTTGATATCTTTGTGTTCAGTCTTCTTTGGATCATAATCACTTAGTGTCCAAATGTAATAGGTGTCAGAGATGCTATCATGAAGACTGATCGCAGTCACGGGATGAAGCGCTTGCTCTGGCTTAGGAAATCCGCCACCCGTCTCGCCAGAAAAAACTTCCGCATCAAATGTATGAACTCGAACTTTGCTTCGATCAAATTCAATCTTTGCAGGAAAGGTCTGAGCGATGTATTGCATGATGTAGTTGGTATGTCCATAGATCGTAAAATTCTGGACATCTCCATACATCTCGTTGAACTGCTTTGCAGCCGACATATCATCGAACGTGATGGGATCAACCTGTGTGCCATCTAGAGCATGATACTCCGATGTCGATTCGGGCTTTGCACGAACATACAGCGTTGGTTTGAACTTCACCTTCTTTTTGACTCGCCGCCCTTCATCATAGCCCCTCATGAAAATCGAGTTACCACGACGCGTGACAGACGTATAAAAAAATGTCATAACAAAACTCCAAAAGAAAACCGAGAGACTATTAAATTATAGGCTCTCGGTCATTCATGATACATCAAATTTTAACGTGGTGCAGCAATCGATCCAGCGGATGCAATCTGAATACCTGATCCAAATCGACGGGAATACTCATTCTGAAGATTGACATCAATCTCCATGCGACCAGCTAGTGCATGCTTAAAGATAACCATCTGACCATTCTTGGCAAATGGTGCATATGGCATTAGAGCAACACCCATGCGACCCAATTCATCAGGTTGAATCACAACAGCGGCCGGGTTCTTGACAGTGAATTCGTCAACCGTTTCACTGACAACATCACCAATTACATCTTCACCAGTCAGCATTTTTAGACACACCACATTACTCATAATAAACTCCTTGATTAGCTTTCAGTTAGAAATTGACGAGTATCGCGCTTCGGAGATTCGTCAATCTCAATTTTCTTTGGTTTTTTAGATTCGGGGATGATTCGTTCAAGCAGAATCGCGAGAACACCATTGACAAACGTGGCACCATTCACCTCAACTTGATCATTGAGCATGAACGTTCGAGTGAAAGCTCGCTTAGAGATGCCTTTGAAAAAGTAGTCAGATAGATCATCTTGATCATCAGCAACATTGCCCTTGATAACGAGTCGATCGCCATCTAGTTCAAGTTCAATCTCAGATCGAGACCATCCGGCAAGTGCAAGCTCGATTGTGTATCGATTTTCACCGCTTTTCTTAATATTGTAGAACGGAAATGCTCCAACAGATTTTGTCATGTCGTCTTGCATCTTTGCAAGACGATTGAATTGCTCATCGAACCCAACGAAATACTTGTCGAAGTCTTTGAGTGCAGTATTGAATAGAGATAGTTTAGTCATGATTGTTTTCTCCTATTAGGCAGAAAGTTAATGAAAATCTCCCTCCGAAGACGGGAGAGGTGGGTCGGAGAAGGTAAGTTCAACTCCGACCCTGATGCCTGTCGCGGACGACTAACCGTTGGCAACAACGGACCCTTGGTAGCGGGATTCTTTCTGGTTACTAAATCCAGAGTCGTCATTTCGTTACGACAGCTCAATTTCACGCACTCTTTTATTTTAACATCGCTTAGTGTCTCGATGATCCCTTCCCGGAATTAGGAATTCTCAGCAGTCTCTTGCTGTCGCTCAACGAGTTGAACCTCACCCTGAGATTTGATCTTTTGAATCAGAGTTGCGATTTCTTCAAATCGGATGCTTTCCGAGTGATCGTAGAATAACGTTCACGTTCTGCGACTGTGAGTTTCAATATTTAGCACCTGATCTTCCACTAGTTTTTCACTCCTATAATTAACGTTTGCGGCCACCGACCGTATATTTAGAAACTAACTTCCACTTACTCTTTTCCTTGAACGAGATGATCTTAATCTCACTCAACGGTACTCGATCTTTTGCTTTATTTCGATCAATGATTTTCAGCAAACCCCACTCTTCAAGAAGATTGGTAATTGTATTGCGTCGTTCAATATCTCGTCGAGTCAATGTTGTCGGCTTACCATCTAGAGCAAACATTTCAAGAAAATGTGTGATGAAATATTTACCCTGTTTATGAAGAATGTTGTCATGATTGATACAACGTGTTCTCCGTTCGAGATGCAACACCGATTCTAGTTAGCGTTTCCTTGACTTTAAGAAAGTCATCAGGATCCGAAAGTTTCACTTCTAATAGACAATCAATAGTCCAGTCATAAAGTTCCTTCTGTGTCATTTTGAGCCTCACTCTCATGTTATAGACACAGTTATTTATTTCTCAGCGCCCACCGGTCTCATACATCTTTCGAATTTCCTTGATCTGATCACTCGTTAAAATCTTGAGAACGACTTCAGCTTTTTCTCGACTATATTGATATGATGTCATGATCAATTCAAGATCATCAGTCCTCGATGATGGCTTAGACCACTTCGCAAACCTCTTGTTCTTTCGAACTCCCCGAAGATAAAAATGATATTGCCACTTCTTTGGTACATCATGACATCGATTCATTTCATTCGCATACATGACCGTGTCATAGAAGTACGACATCTGCCGATTGATCACATATGGAACATAGTCCTTTTCGAGAAGAGGGTTTTCGGCAAGAACATCCTTCTTACTAACGTTGATCGTTTCAATGAACTCAAATGGACTCATGGTCTTTCAGCTTATTCATGTCATCAGCTGAAGTTAGAACATTCTTGCCAGGAAAATCTCGAGCAAGAATTTCTTTCAACTCAGCGACTGTTTTTGATTGAAACAGAAACTTATTAGTTATTTTATCATAGATATAGATAATGCCCTGATCAATTTCAACCTTCACATTGATAGTGTTTTCGTTCTGAGCCTCGATTGCTTTCTCAAGAGCGTCAACATACACCGTGACTCGATATTCTTGATATCGACGATAGAGAGAAATGCCAATCATTCCTCCAACGATCGCAGCCATCAAAGCAACAGAAATCATGCTTTCCATGGTTACCTCAATCTTTGAATGTACATGAACTCATGATTTCAACCAAGCACGCCATCGTGTTGATTTCATGATCCGCGACAAATGCCGCTCGATGCTGATAGTCAGCCAAAAGCAAAATCAGTTGTGGCACCGACGATTGCTCAAGGTAATCGATAGACTTGTCATATAACGACCTAAACAGTGAACTTGTTTCAATGTCTGAGTTCTGCCCAACCCATTTACGGGCTTCAGTGAAGTTCTTTGACTTCAGATGCTTGACTAGATTCTTGAATGACTCATCACCAAGATTGACAAGAATGCCAGAATCAATCTTACCAGAAACCGAGTAGCGTTGAAGCTCATTTAGAACACGTCGAAAATCTGGAAAGTGGCGATTGACAATCTCGGCGACAACTTGGGGCTCAAACTCAACACTCTCAACTTTCAGAATACCAATCACACGCTTGAAGAACTGTGACGCGATCTTCGGCTTATCTTTGTTGTCAATCTTGAATTCAATGACAGCACAACGAGAATGCAGAGGTTCAATGATCCGATTCTTGAAGTTACATGTTAGAATGAATCGACAGTTATTGGAGAATTCCTCAATTGCTGCGCGAAGCGCCGGCTGTAGACTGTTTGCGTTTGCGTAATCCGCTTCATCAAGAATGACTACTTTCTTTGCATCAGTCAGTGAAACGGTTGATGCAAAGTTACGAATCTTGGTTCTTAGAACATCGATACCAGAATCTTCTGAACAGTTGACAAAAAGAACATCTGCGCCAATTTCATTGCATAGTGCGCGTGCGCAGGTCGTCTTGCCACTTCCCGGAGAACCACACAGTAGAAAATGTGGAATTTGCCCAAACGCAATAAACTCTTTGAATGTACTTTTTAGATCTTCTGGAATGATACATTCATCAATAGTTTTTGGACGATATTTTTCAACCCAGACAAAATGTTCAATATCATTCATTGTTTTCAGATTCCGATTCGCGGTATTCATCAATGGCGATCTCATAGCCATGCCAATTATCGACTCCAGCTCCTTTCAGACACTCTAGAAATAGAGAAGCATCCGGTAGTTTATTGTACTCACGCTCAGTAATCGTTACCATCTTTTCACTCATCATCATTCTCCATTTCTTCGGGCGACCATTCAATTGTAACCGTGAAAGTTCCAGTTTGAATGCCGTATTCATCCTGAGGAACATCGCATTCTTCCAATGCATAGTAAATGTCATCGGGCATATCAATCATCGACTCACCGTCGTATTGCTTCTTGAATAGAATAGTCATAGTAGTCTCAAATGGGGCTCAATGAAGAGCCCCTCATGATTTTAAAAACTAGAATCGCTCTCGGCTGCAACGTAATACGTCAGATCCATCTGAGTATTCTTGAATCGTGTAATCTTCTTGCTGGAGATAGCAACAGCATAATCGCCGGTCAGGAACTTCAGATTATCAACTTTGAGATTGCAAACGAATGTCTGTTCACAATCGCCAATGTCAACTGAGTATGCATTCGAAGTATCGTTCTTCTTGTCAGCAACAAGAACAGAAAGTTTGCCATCAGCGCCAACAAAAGAAACGTCGGACGACTTCAGAACAGATGCCGTCTTGATGATCATTGCAAGTTGGCTTGCATCAAGGGCAAACTCAATCTCTGGATCGGGGAATCGAATATTCGTTGGGGCTGCCTTAACGATACCTTCACCTGCCGCAAAGTACTTGATCTTGTTCGAGCCACCATCAGAGACTAGTACACACTTTTCTGTAAATTCAAGTTCAGTATTGGGAAATAGCGAGACCACATTCAGAAATTCATTGAGGTCATAGATACCAAAGTCAATTGGAAAATCATCCTCAACGACAGCTTCTGCCATCACATTCTTGCCTTCCGAGATCGTCGCAAGTTTGTTGCCCGCCTTGAGCATGATCGAACCATTGATCGATGAAAAGTTCTTAATGATCGCTGTTGCACTTTTTGATAGTTTCATAGTCACTTCCTTTGATTACACGTTAAATTTTTGTTGTCGATGATTCTCGCGCTGAATCATATAAATGAGTAGATACCCAACAAGATCGTTGATTGTATCATTAAATGATTCATCCTTCAACTCATTGCCTCGAGCCAATCGCGAAAGCTTGTCATCAATTCGAACCTTAAGCTGTTCGAACGCATCCATCTTTGAAAAGATGCGTACCGGATTGGTTGCCGAATTACCATATGCCTTATTCTTCATAAGAAGTCATTTCACGCAGTTGTTGCATGACGGCATCGAGGTCTTCTTTGAACTTATCTTCACCCGCTGTTGTGTACTGATTCATGTCAAATTATTCTCCTATCAATAAGTAAATTTTATCATTGATTGAGGTTCCATGAAATCAAATTACTTTCTGTGTCGAAATGATGTCTTTGTGTCAAAGCCAGCGGCAACGATCTTGTACTTGTCATCAACCTCGACGGGCTGGCGAATGTCAGGATTGTCTCGAAGAACGTTCGTAATGTAGTGTGCAATTTCTTGATAGCACTGTTCGGCGGGCATCACTGATGCAAACCCGACATTCTGCAGAATCGGAATACGATCTTCAACTGCAACGCCTAGATTAGCACCAATCATTAGCACCGGTTGCATAAACTCTTTGCAAAGTTTAGCTGCATGCTTTGATGGTTCATTCAACACCAGTTCAGACGTAATTGGTGACCGAACACGCGCTGGCATTAACGTATTTAGTACATAATGCAAATCTGGGTGTCGATTTTCAGAAAGAATCGCTGCACCATGTTCATCATTGACGACTAGAAATGCTCGACCACAAAAGATTAAAATCTTAAAAGAATATGGCTGTTGTCCAGTCTCTCACGTCGGTTGGTGTTAAGAATCGATATGCCCTNTAAAACTTCCCAGACAACANTNGAACTATAGACTCGTATCGTTGATCTCTCGACCCTTAATGCAATTTCTCGTATAGACCATCCGAGGATCACCGCCGCCATACTTTCCGGCAATCCAATCATAATAGTCTTTGAATGGTGAAATGATCTTCATTCTTTCTCCCATCATTAGAACGCTCGAGAGGCCCCTCAAGACATTTTTCTATGATGTCTATAGTTACCATTCGGGTGCAATTGAAAGCCTCTCGAGTGCCCAACGCATCTGATCAAATTACAATTCCATATGCTTTGCAGTCTTCAAGGAATTCGATCTTAGCCGGATCCATATCATCTGTCACTTGAACGTGTGTAACCATATCAGTATCAGGTGAAGGGAATTCATAGACGCCACGTGACACCTTATGCCCTCGTAGCAACCACATTGGATACCCGAATACAACACCACCATCGGCTCGGCGGGCGAATAGAACTTTCCAAATCTCTTCAATCTCTTGTCGTGAAATTGAAGTTGCAGTAGCAAGTTCCGGACGATACTTAACGAATTCGTCGACACAAAGCTTTTGACTTTTGCTCAGTTCCGAATAGTGCATGGTTCACTCAAAAATGTCATTTTCAGTGCTCTCACCGGCACTGATCTTGTCAAATAGATCAATGAATGCGCCGATCGTTGCCGGATCAAATCGATTGCAGCCGAGAGTTACAGATTTCTTCTTGTCCTTGAAAATCGAGAATGTGCGGATGATATGAATCAGGCGGCGAGTGGTGATAATTTCATCAATTCCACCATCGTCGAAGGTGCGCCGAATTGCATCAGACCACTTAATGAGATCGTCGGCAAATTGCTCATCAACACAATTGTGCGATTCCATCACTTTCATGATGATCTTCTTTTCAACAGAAGCGGACGGATAGTCCTGATTCATCGTAATCGCGAATCGCTCAAGGAATGCCTCGTTCAAAATGTTCGTGCCAATGTATCGACCATCATCACTACCTTTGCCCTTCGTGTTTGCAGTAGCAAAGATATTGAATCCCGGAGCGGCAACAACCATCTCATCTTTGAGTTTGAAGTAATACTGACCCTTTTCTAGCACATTTTGTAGGCACATGATGGCGTTTGCCGCCGCGCAATCTGTCTCGTCAAGAAGAAGAACCGCGCCCATGCGCATTGCTTTGATCACAGGTCCATCGATCACTTCAATGTTACCATCAACGAGAGTCTTCGAACCAATAAGCATCTCCTCGTCTGCCATTGCAGTCAAGTTGATTCGAATCATGGGTCGATTATGTTTGGCGCACACTTGTTCGACCATCGTAGACTTGCCATTCCCACTCGGACCAGTAATATACACTGGATAAAACAATTCAGACTTAACAATCGCTTCAACATCGCGATAGTTACCAAACGGGACATAGTTTGAGTCCCGTTGGGGAATCAGACTTGCACGATTGTCAACACTCGGTTTAGACGTAGTAGACGAGACGACATGAATGTGCTGAACTTGCGCCGCGTTATTACCAGCGATCGCGAACACTCCACGCTCAAGGCGCGCCTCAGATCGAGTTAGGAAACCGGGATATTTAGAGATCCCTTTTTGACGCATTACATCGTCGATTTGTTTACGATTAACTGTTCCCGACGTCTGACAATCGGGGTGGATTTCGTACAGAGCGTTCAGAAATTCTTGCTGAAAATCACTGGACATAATATAGTTCCTCACGTTTAACTGTTTCCCGTAGATGCTATTATAACACATCCACTGGGAAAGTATACAAGTTTATGCGATTTCGTCGATGAACCGACTCAGAAGGACTCGACTAGTGCGCGACTTTTGCATGCTATTTTTGAGCTGAGTTGAAATTTGTCGAGCACTCATTTCATTGGTGACATCAAAGTCGTCGTCATAAATCTTGACATTAGCGTTCACGCTGAACATTTTATCGACACCATCAACACCATCAATTTGCAAATAACCTTCTCGACGAAGCTTTTTCGTAAGTTCATCGGTGACGGATACAAGATTTTGATCAATATTGTTTCTGACCATGAACGTCTTAAGACGACCAACACTTGCAGGTGTAACAAAGAATCGAATCACTTTAACGCCATATCGTGATCGAATGATGTCTAGCAACGCGCTCGTCATGCCAACCGGGTCATTGTTGGAAATTTTATATTCCTTTTTTGTGATCGGATCACGCATATACGAACGGTAAGATTGTGTAGTCCCAATACGATGTTCATAGCGCTTTCCAAACATGACGGGTGTTTGACTATTATTGAGGCATTCACCCTCACCATCAGTTAGCACGATTAGCGAATTCTTCTCGGTTCCACGTTCTTTGATGAATTTACCAATGTAATCGATGCAATAAACCAGAGCATGATTCAAAGGTGTTCCATTCAACGCGTACTTACCGCGCACGTTTACCCATGGCTTTGAATAAAGACTCTCGCACATGAATGCAAATTCTTGACTGTTCATCTTGTCACTGAACAATTCGAGTAGTGCAAATTCAGTATTACTACCAAGACCGTTTTCACATTGAATTGCAACATGCATCTTGGGTGAAACGAAATGCGTACGCTAAATAGCAAACACATTAGAACGGGATACGAATTCGACGGCAAAAACGTGACAAGCGCCAATAGACTGTGCAATACGTCTACTTCCATATACAAACTCAATCGAACCCGACCAATCAAGANNAAACGTCATAGTATGACCCTTTTCTTCTTGAATTTTCGTGATTTGTCGTAAAAATAATCGTTGTTAAGCTGATACTGATAAAGCTTACGAGCATTGATCATACCAGTCTTAGATTGTTGCTGGCGTTTATAGCTACTGGCAGCCTTCTTCATCTCAAATTCTTTGATGAGATATGACACAGTCAGATTGGTGTTACGAGTGAACGCATTATATTCACTCTTATTGCGATTCACATGATATTTAAGATTGGAGGATGCATTAAAATCTTTGATGATACGTTTAAATGAAATGATATTGTTATGTGCAGGATCAATCATTTCGAACTTCGGCTCGAAGTATCGATACACGGTATCGGTATCACAATAATCAGACAACCGACGACTAAGCGCAGAATCTGTTCTAGACTCAAGGTCCTCGTTTACGTCTTGTCCAATCGATCTACCAGCACCACAATCAGTATCTTCTTCACCTTCTACGTCGTCAGACTCTTCATCAGATTCGTAGTCTTCAAAGAAATTACTTTGCTCAGCATCATCGTCTTCTTCAGATGAAGAGAACATAGCGATGGTCAAGTCATCACCATGTTGACTCGGACGACTCTTTGAAAACTCATAGACTTCTTTAGCGAGCTGAATCGCCTCAGTCACAGAACTTACACGTCCAATTCGATCAACGAAAATCTTTTCGTCATTTGAGAAATTGACATGCAATTGCGACCCAACCTTGAAATAGAGATTGATTCGATCAATGAAATTGAGTTTATTGACCGACGAATATCGAAGATCAAAGAAATCCTCCTTGAGGAGATATGCATATCCGTCAAAGAAAGTCTTTTTCGAACCGGGATACTTCAGTTTCATCAGACGTTCGATACGAGCATCTTCAATAATGTTGACGTACGACTTGAGATACTTCAGCTCTCCCTCGAAGATCTCCTTGCATTCGTCGTAGTTGGTTAGGAGAGCATGACCAACTTCATGCAGAACAAGCATCTGTTCGGTTTCGACTGGCACGTTCTTCCATGTCGGAAGAGTCAGAACACGATTTACGATGTCAAACGATGCAGTCGAAACATTTGCTCGCTGAACAATGATGTTTTCGTTTGCAAGCAGTCGGGCAAAACTGTCGGTTCGCTGATTGTTCGAGATGGATGCTGCCATGTTAAACTCCTCTGATGATGGTGCTATTATAACCACATCAGAGGAGTTTGTAAACCACTTTGTGCAATCAAGTCACAGACATAACCGAGAACTCGTTCTTCTTCGTGAAGTTAATGGTTCGATCAAACTTTTCGACGATGTCATCGCGGTGTGAAATGATGAACACATGAGTATTTTCCAGATTTTGGACAATCTGAAGAAATGCTTCAATGGTCTTTGTGTCTAATCGATTATCGACAATTTCATCCATGATTAACAGATTCGTATTGACCGAATTCTTCATTTTAGAAATCTGTCGCCACGTGAACATGATACTCAGATCAATTCTTAAGCGTTCACCTTCCGAGAAATTTGTATATGTGAATACATCTCGATATCGTGATCGAATGATCTCATTGAAATTCTCATCAAGTTCAAACTGAATGAACATATCCATCAAACCAAGATATTGATTGATCATTTTGTTCATGATTGGAATGTATTCTTTGATGATATTGGCTTTGATGCCAGTATCTTTCAATAGACCCGTCGTGATGTCTTGAATGCTCTTTTCGTCAAGCAACGTTCTCTTGCGATCATCAAGTTGAAGTGCCATTGATGCAATTCGTTTCAATTCATCCTTCTCAGCATCAATGTTGTCGGTATCATCATTGATTGAAGTCAACTGGGCGCTGAGACGCTTATTCTGTTCATTCAGTGTTCGATTGGATGTTGCAAGTTGATTCGCGCTGGTGTTGAGTGATAGAACTTGAAGATTGATCTCTTCGATCTCTCGCTGACGTTCGATGATCACTTTGAGCGCATCATCTAGTGTCTTGATGTCATTTTCATACTTGTCCTTCTCAGCAGTTACCGAATCAATGATCTTCTGTTTATGATCATGTGGAATACCCTGTGAGCAGGCCGGACATGTGGCATTGTCATAGAAGAATGAAATGGTCTCTTCGACATGATCCTTCTTTGTTGACATCTTCGTCTTTAGCCGAGTGATCTTCTGTAAATCATCTTCAACCGAACCGAGCTTCTTTGATGAGTTGAGTAGATTTGTGATTCGCTCATTAATCGAATCGAGTTCACGAAGATTGTTTTCGATATCCAGTTGATTAGTTTCAATCTGAGATGTGAGTTGTTGAACTTGACCAGATTTTGAATTGACAAGTGTGTCAATGATTCGTTGTTGAGACGCAGCCGCTTCTCGACATTGACGAATCTTGTTTTCAATATCGGTAAGCTCGGTCTTCGTTTGAAGGATCTTATCTTTCAATAGCGAATTCATGACTGAAAACACACTAATATCGAGAATGTCCTCAATCACTTCTCGACGTTGACTACTTGAAAGTTGCATGAATGGAACGTATGATGATGAACCGAGAATAACAAGTTGAGTGAACGTTTTATAATTCAGCTTAAGAATCTGCTGTTCAAGAATCTTCTGATAGTCTCGACTAGCCGCATTCTGATTGATCATGGTACCATTGGCATAGATTTCAAATATTCCTGGCTTCATGCCTCGAACAACTCGATACTCGGTCGTTCCAATTGAAAATGTCACTTCAACGACACAATTCTTCTGATTGATTGAGTTAACTAGATTTGGCTTGTTAACATCCCGGAACGACTTACCAAATAGAACGAATGTCAAAGCGCACAGTAGCGTAGATTTGCCTGACCCAGAAACACCACTGATTAGTGTCATTGGTGCAGCCTGAAAGTCAATTGTGTTTCCCGCTGCACCCGTTGAGAGAAAGTTCTTCCATGTTATACTTTTGAAAACGATAATCATTCATAATCCCTATCACGTTAAACTTCATCGCTGACATTCATTGCTTCAACATAAAGTCCTTTGATGAAACTCTTAAGTTTAGCTCTACGAGTATCTTCGCATTCTTCTAATGAATCGATGTATGATGTCAGAATCGATTGAGTGTCTTCTAGTTGAATTGTATCATCGATCATTACTCTTCTNCGTACTCTAGAGAAAGTTTCTCTAATGATTCTAACATACTAGTGGATTAGAGTCAGTTAACTTTGTCATAAACTTATCGAACTTATAAAAGTCTAGTCTTGTTTTACGATCACAATCTTGACATACTTGTCGCTAAACATTGATGCATCGATCTGATCGGGATCATGCAATTGATCATCATATTCAAAACGCTCAAATAGGCTATATGGATTGCGAACAAATGTCAGTTGTCGAGTCAAAGTATCAAATAGATGAAATCCACGAGGATCGCGGTGATCTTGCCATGTTAGTTCATATGGATTACCAAGATAGTGGATCTGACCGTCGTCCGACTTATGATGAAAGTGTCCAGAAAACACTTTGTCGAACTTCTTAAAGATATCTCGTGATAAACCCTCATGACTTTCAGAATCTCGATACATCTTGAAGCCAGCAATCTCGAAGTGTCCAACACAGATCTTGGCATTCGTACGCTGCATCTCGATCATGCAGTCTGAGTAGTTTTCAGAATTCATCCATGGAATAAGACAAATTGGAATATGAACATTGAGTGTGCCGGGATCTCGAACAACGTTAATGTTTTGATATTCACCTAATACCAATTCGGGTGTATTAACATCATTTGTCGATTTGAAGTGCACATCATGGTTTCCAACCAACATTGTCACATTATATTGACGTAGAGGCTCAAAGAAGATCTCCTTAGATCTTCGCAGTGCGTATGTATTGATCTGTCGACGTTCGTCGAATGTATCACCTGCAATAATGATGTCTTTGATGTTATGTTTTTCTAGAGCTGGAAAGAAGACATTCGAATAGAACTTCTCGTAATAGTCGAGATAGTATGATGATGACTTTCTAGCACCAAAGTGCTGATCTGTGATTAAAGCAATCTTTGTCATACTTTCTCGCCGTCGTTATCATCATTCATTTCTAGTTCAAGAGCAAGCTCGTCGAATTCGATATCGAGTTTGACAAATTCTGGTTCGACGGTATGACCACACTCTTCGAAGAAATCTTCAAGTGGCCCTCGAGGGACAATCTTTTGTTTAGCGACCTTTTTCTCAGAACTTGTATCAAAGTTCTGATGGCTTTGAATGAATGACATATAGTTGTTCATGAAGTCAGAATCTTCATCTTGTTCTTGAACATCAAAGCTATCAATTGGCATATCCTGAATCAGACGACTTCTGATATGTGACTGTCTCTTTTCCTTTGCGATTCGTCGAATGAAGGAAAAGTAAACCATCGTTGTGATATATGAAAACGGATTTGATGATTTATTTGGATCGAACTTATCAGCTGCAATCAGGGCATGTTCAATACCATCGGCGATCATCTCATCGCGGAACGAATACCCAATGAAGTTTGGCCGTCTGGAAAACCTAGTTGCAATTTGAATAACAGCCTCACCAAAGTATTCGGGAATTCGAGGGGGTGTTTTGCTATCGGCGATTGCTGCCGCCTTTCGAGACTGATAGTCTTTAATGCAATCTAATAGGTCTTTGTTATTGACATAGTGTGCCATTGTTATTCTCCTAAGTCTTTGATGTAAGAGATGACCGTTTTGGTTTCTTCTATGCGGTTCACTTTATAAAAATCTGGATCATAGTATTCGTAGTCACTGTGATATGATCCGATGCGAGTCGCGTCAATTCTGTAATAGTTTTCAGTTCCATTTTCTTTTACAATCACAGAGCATGTCTGATACTTTCCATTGCAGATCCAATCGCCGCATTCAATGATTTCAAATAAGGTCGAGTCTTCAATGAAGCCTTCTAGTTTAGCCCATTCGGACTTAAGTTTTTCGATAGACATAGTAAGTCCTTTCATAGTATGGTATTACGATTAGTGATTGTCGACCTAATCAAACATGATTATAAATCCAATGACAATCATAATCAATCAAATGATATGATGCAAGTGTGATCTGTATTGACTAAGCATATTAATAGCATCAGATCACTCTAGAGGCCTCTGGTGACATTCTATTCATGTGTCTATAGGTTACCATTCAGGTGCTTTCTAGTGTCTCCTGAGTGACTGATCTTGATCTAGTTGCATATTTGATCTATTTGATTTTCAGCTATTGGTATAATGGTTCTCTGTATACAATTCCATAAAAGATTCTAGATTTAATCTAGAATACAAAAACCAGTATCGTGCTTTAGCACCAGCGTGACAACGCTGCCAAGGAATAATACAAGAACAGATCAAGTAAACAAGAATAAGCAAGACTGGATAATACCAAGAAAGAGTCTGGAATACGTCTAGACAGAGACCAAGATTGTAACGTAAACAAGGATCCTGCAATAGGATCCTTTGTCGTTTCTAGATCAAGATCACTCAGGAAACATTCTAGAAGCTTTTCCCAATAGTTGCATATAGACCCAATCATTGAATGTCTCCAGCGGCTTCTAGAGTGATCTGATGCTTGATAAGTCAATTGTTATCTAGTTCAATGTTGATGATCCAGAATGGATAAATGGGATCTCATTTAAGTTCAATCTATCTTCGTCTTGCTCAGTTCCATTAAACGTTGAACATAGTTTCTTGTATGGTTCAATCAGACTCCGCTTGAGCGTTGAGCAGAACAGAATGTCTTTCTTGCTAAAAGTGAAGAATTGATCATCTGTCAGATAGCAGAACCTGTTCATAACAAGTCGCTCAACAAGTCCATCATCGCTCTCGTCTACACCAGTGGTAATCATGATTGGATTAGACATCACTATTGACATTGGGTTATTTTCAACAAGAGCTCCAATGCAAGTGGATCCTGTTACGAATCCAATTGCAACATAGATGTGATCTTCATTTTCATTCAAGAGGCACCTCCACAATTTTGAAGTTAAACTTCTCTTCTGAGTAAATCTTTAGTCTCTCAGTCAAATGATTGAGTGTATTATTTCGTGTCTTCTTACCAAGAAAAATCATCGGCAATGTCAAAACAGATTGCAATGTAGTCTTTCCTTCGTTTAGTACGCAGACCTCGACCGTATACTTTGTAGTGACCTGATCTTAGTATTTTGTTGGGCTTGCAAAGACAATGTTTTCAATTGATGGAACGTTGATACCCTGTTGATATGTTGCATATGATGCAATGATGATTGCATCCTTTTCTTTTGCAACCAGGGCTCGAATCTCTTCTCGTTGAACACCCGAAACACCGCCATAGACAATGAACACTTTGCGGTCACCTGCCTTTGTCGAAATCATGTCATAGAGTTTCTTACCATGCTTTTCGACAAGAGTGAAGAGGACGAGCGTATTGCCTGTTGTACTCAGAGTTAGATTGCGAATAAACTTGTTACGACCGGGATGTGTGACAATGTAATCGATCTCATCCTGATATTGGTATTTACTGACGGCTTTGCGTGTGTCATCATCGTACTTCAGAAGTAGACACTTGATCTTCAACTGAGCGATTTGATTGTTTGTCATTAGATCATTTGTCGTAATGACCTGATTGACCGGACCAAAGTGTCCCTCAAGAACAAGCTTATTCGTTTTACTTGCGGAAAGTGTCCCAGTTAGACCAATTCGATATGGAGTTGATGTTAGTTTCTCCATAATACCCGATAGCGACTTTGCAACAGCAGTGTGGACCTCATCACAGATCACAACATCAAATTGATCGAACCATGATTTTGGCTGTTTGAAGATCGACTGCCATGTGCTGATTGTTATGGGCTTCGAGATATCTTTTGTCGTTCCCGCTTGGATCTGCTGGCAATAGTTCTCGGTTTTCCACCCATTATGTGATGAATAGTCAATGAAATCACCATACATTTGCGAGACGAGTGAGATACTTGGTACAATGATTAGACATTTACGATTATGTTCAAGATGATGTCTGATGATGCTATAAATCAGAGCCGACTTGCCTGAACTCGTGGGACTAAGTAGCAATAATCTCTTTTTAGTTAGGGCTCTATGAACGGCGTCAATTTGATATTCGCGTAAATGAATTTTCTTATTATTTGAATGAATATTCAGCCAATCGGTGAACTTCTGAACATACTCTGCACCGATGTTATCAGTTTCGTTGACTTCATTGAGGTATTCAACTTCCAAATCATTGTCATCTGCATACTTGATGATGTATTGAAGAAGGCCGACATAGACAGTCTTCTTCTGCAGATTGTATAGGCGTATCTTTCCATCCCAGTGACCAGACTTATACGCCGGCGTAAACTTGTAGCCTTCGACGACAAACGTAAAGCGATCGGCTAGTTCCTGTTCAACGGATGGCTCTGACATTACTCGCATGTATACGTCATTCACCTTTTCAATTACGATCTTAGTCATTAGCCCCCCGCAATGAATTGTTTCCATGTGATTGAGTTTTTGATCACCCAAGCACGATTTCTAATTTCTGTCATGATCGATTCAAGTGTTTCAATCATAACTTTGAGATAATCGATTCTAGATTGAATCTTCATTAGATCAATGTCGCCCTTTAGGAACTCGTCCATTTCAGACTTGATTGGTTTATTCCCTTGCCACTGTGACCAACCAAGATCGGTGAGTTCTTCGCGCGACATTTCGCCTCGATAATAGCGAAACTTGTTCTTACGCAATGTTGCATAATCGATATTAAAGTTTTGTGTGTTTGAGTTTTGTCTCAGCTAGGAGACGAATGTACTTCGAATGAAAGTTTTGGGGAATTTGACGATGATTGATCTAGATGATTATCATCGATAAGACTATCGTTCTCCCACATTTCAAGAATTTCATCAAGTGTTGCCATGATTATCACCAGTCATTGTTTGATCTATTTATTAACAAAAAGGAGACCGAAGTCTCCTGAGTAGTCATTGCTCGAGTGAATCAACTTAACACTTGTTCGATTCGCTCGATGATTGTTTGAACTTGTTCATCGCCCAAATCATAAGCCAACCAAAACTGAAACGCATCTCGAATGATGTCTTCTTTGTCCTCAATTTTATTCCTACNNTTGAACAATAGTCATATGCTTCAAATTCATATGCCAGAGTATCATTGTCGTCATCTGCGATATCCATCGGATCGACGGATGCAAGCACTTGAGCAACGAGAGTTTCCATGCTTTCAGTTGATTTTGACATTTTTGATTCTCCTAGATTAATAAAACCAATTCTATCATCAATCTAGGAGAATGTACACAAATTCTTCAGAAAAGCCTTCGATCATCACATGCTTAGTGTCAGGCCGAACACGATGAGTTCCTTTGACAAACACAGTTATCACATCACTGTGTTCACCATCGTTCTTCTTGATCGCGACAGATTGATTGTGTTTCTTTGATGTCACAAGGTAGTTGCCAGCATCCATTGATTTGAGTTTTTCATGCGTGTTATCGAGAAATTCATTCCAATCGGCGTTTTTCATGTCATCATGTCGACTGTGGGCTCGAAACGCTGCATGCATTGTGATATGATAGTTATGATCATCAACAGTCCTATTACGCAGTTCGGAACCCTTTGCAATTTCAATTTGTGCCTTATGCGTTTCTCGTCTAATTTGACTGAATGTCTTTTCTGTCATAACGATGAATCAGTCTTTTTAGTGGGGTTGAATTTATCATGATTCACGTTATATGATGCCGATACGCGAACTCTTTCACTTGGATCATTCAGGGCTTTGTGCAATAGCTCCTTCGTGATGTTGCTATTTCTGGCTGCTGCTCGTCTAACATCAACATTAGCATCACCCAAGGCTTTTCGAATGTGATCTTCCTTTGCGCTCGGATTTTCTGCGGCGGCGCTTCTAACATCAGCGTCATCATCATTTAATGCACGATGCAAATGATCGTGTGATGCACTTGTATTTTCTGCAGCAGCGACTCTAAAATCTGCATTTTTATGCACTGACATTTCATGTAGAAAATGCGCAGGAGCCCGGGGATTTAAAATTGCCGCATGACGAATGACGTGTGCAAAAGGGTTGGAATCTGGTGTCGCAATTGCCTTGCGCAAGTTGGCTTCAGATGCGTTTGGATTAGATGCCGCCATCTCATTTGCATGCGAGTGCCCCATATCTAGGATCTTGTCAATGTGCTCAGGTGTCGCCATTCTGTGTCTAGCCACAACGGCGATTATTCTGCCATTGTCTTTATGGTGCTTAAGAACATGATTAATGTGTTCACCCGAGAATCTTTTGGCATTATGCACAACATCTATGATGCTATATTTATTGCCTTTTTCCAAGACTCTTTGAATATGATGATCTTTGAATGCATCATGTTTTGACGCGTGATGAATCAATTCGTCGTCACCATCGTCGACAATTCGATCAACGTGGTCTTCGCGAAGGTTTGGATGCTTTGCTGCGGCAAGTTTAACATTGAAATTATCTGAATCTAGTCCATTATGAATATGCTCAGCTGTTGCATGAGGATTTGATAGTCCTGCCGCCTGAACACGCGCGTTCGGATGATTCATGACTTTAGTCAAAAGTTTTTCATCAGCAGCATGATGCTTTGCGACCAAAGACATAGTCTGAATCTCATTGAACCCCTTAGCACGCATTGCAGCATCCGCAATTCTATGAAGGTCTGTGTTCTTTAGTGCTGGATGCAGAATTTGTCTATCACCATTATCATTATAGACATCATCATGTTTAATGAATGTGGCCGAATCAGGTTTTGTACCCTTGTACTCGCCCGATAGACGTCGAGCAACATCATGCGCATGCGCAGTGAATGATGGATGTTTTAGGCCATACTCTGAATCAAGAGCGTACGCAGTTTGATTTTCAATGTTATGATGAGGTTGAAGTGTCGCTCGATAAATCTCTTGACCAGTATGATCGTGCGCCCGAACGACAATGGTGCCATGCTTGATTTCGTGATGTAGGTATGATCTATTTGAACCAGTATCAACATTCTTGCATGATTCTTCACCCC